TTTAAAGAGTTTTCTGAGCAGTATTTGGATATGAAGGTTTTTCCCCATCAAGAAAATTTTATTTCTTTGTTGGAAAAAGGGGAACCTGCCTGGTTGCACGATTCTATGGTGTATGAGGCTGCGTCTCGTAATAGGGTTTTGATTAATATTCCCCCTGAGCACGCCAAGTCTACAACTGTGACAATTAACTATTCGACTTATAGGATTGCACTTAACCCTAACGTTCGTATTATTATTGTGTCTAAGACTTTGTATAAGGCACGCGAATTTGTGTACGCTATTAAGCAACGCTTGTCCCATCCTCGTTGGCAGAAACTGCAAGCAATGTATGGTCCTGAAGGTGGTTGGCAGGAAGACGCTGATACTTGGCGCACTGACACAGTTTATCTTGGTGCTGAGGCTAGGGACTCTTCTGAGAAAGACCCAACAATTCAAGCCCTTGGTATGGGTGGACAAATTTATGGTGCACGCGCCGACCTCATTATTCTTGATGATGTTATTACTGGTGCTAACGCGCACGAGCACGAAAAGCAAATCAAATGGTTGCAACAAGAAGTTATCACACGTCTTGGTAAAAACGGTAAACTACTTATAGTAGGAACACGTATTGCATCAAATGATTTATACCGCGAACTTCGCAATCCAGAACATTGGTCTGGGGGCAAAACCCCTTTCACCTATTTGGCTATGCCAGCAGTTTTGGAAATTGCGGACAACTGTGACGACTGGGTGACGCTCTGGTCTAGAAGTGACCGTCCTTGGGACGGTGACGAAGACACCACACCTGATTCTGATGGACTCTATCCAAAGTGGGATGGTCTTGCACTTCACCAACGGCGCTCAGAAGTCACACCCTCTACTTGGGCTATGGTATACCAACAACAAGATGTTGAAGAAGATTCCATATTTCCACCTTTGTGTGTTCAAAGTTCCGTGAACGGTATGCGTAAAGTTGGTCCTATACGTTTAGGTTCACCTGGTCATCCTGATGATGGAACGTTTCGTATTGTTATGGGCATTGACCCTGCAATGTCTGGTGCAACAGCAGCAACCGTTGTGGCTGTGAATGTTGAAACCAAACAAAGATACATACTTGACGCAATGAATATGACCGAACCTACGCCAGAAAAAATTAGGCGACTAATTGAAGACTGGGTTTTAAAATATCAACCAAACGTTGTAGTTGTGGAGAAGAATGCGTTTCAGTTATTCCTTACGAAAGACGAAGCGATACGTGATTTTCTTGCTTCTCGTGGAATCGTATTTCGTGAGCACTTCACTGGTAACAACAAATGGGACGTCAATTTTGGCATTGCATCGATGGCTCCGCTTTTTGGAACAACTAACGAAGACAAATTCGTTAGAAACTCCAACCTCATAAATTTACCTTCCACTACCAATAGTGAAGGTGTTAAGGCTTTAATAAACCAACTCATTGTCTGGAAACCAGATATGAGAAAAGGTCAACCATTTGATATGGTTATGGCTTTATGGTTCTGTGAAATAGTTATAAGGGAATGGGTTGAACGTTCAGGTTCCACCACAAACTATATGACCTCACGTTGGGCTAGCAGAAAACAATTAGCAAACAGATTCATTGTTGACCTTGATGAAGCGTTTGCTGAACAACAATCAGAAATGTTTTACCACTAAGGATTCTATATGGCAAAACCAAAAAAATACATTAAACGTTCAAACGTTAACTTCAACCCTTCCAATCAGGCTTTTAATGAACTGAGTAAGGCTGCAGGCAAAGTTGTTCCTCGTGCCGCAAATATTGCACGTAACATTGGACAACTAGCATTACCTGTTCCTGGTCCTAAAAAAATAATTACTGGGGCTAAGGCTGCTCGCGCTGTTGCCAAGGTTGTTAAAAAGAAAGTCACTAAAACTTCCAGGGGTTCAAGTTTACCTATTCCTGGTATGGGTGTTAGAAGTAAAGCAGAACGCACTAGGGTAAACAATTCTAAATTTGATGAAAGAATCACAGGTTTAGAGAAAGATTTAAAGAAAGCAAAATCAGAAGGAAAAAGCCAGTTTCAAGTAAATAAACTTAGAGGCGAAATTAGGAAAGTAAAAGTTCAAAGAAAAAGTTACAATCAAATGTATAACAGAAAAGGAAAATAATAGTGCCTAAAGTACAAAAAGGTGCAGCAGACGCTGCCGCAAAACTAATTGCAAAGTATGGTAAAGCAGCAGTTTCTTCTGCTGTTCGTAATTTTAAACCAGTAAAAAAAGTTAAAGTTACTCCTATTAGAAAAACTGGTATGACACCAGGATATCCAAAGTCTAATGTTAAACCATCTAAACTTAAATATACTGGAGTAGACCAAATGGCAGCGTGGCCTAGAAAAATAGATAAAGCCCCTTCTAGTAAACGTGAAGAAATGGCATTAAAATATGCTAAAGAACAATCAAACATTAGAAAAGCAAAAAAAAAGTAAGTAAACCAAACACTTCAGCAGTACAGCAAAGTCTTGAAAAAATGAGACAAAGCCAAAACAAAACCAACCCTGATGGTACAAGTAACTTTATGTACTATCAGAACAAAAAGAAGTTTAAAAAAGGTAAATAGTGTCAATAAACATAACAAAAATTGCAGCCAAAGTTGAAGCATTAAAACGCCGCAACCAAAGCCGTGATGCACGAATGGCTGACGTTCTTGAAGTACGCAGGGGCAACCTTGTAAACGTGTTTCCAGAAATGTTCCCTGAAGGTGCAACAAAGGCTATGATTGCCAACTTTGTTGACGTTGCAGCACGCGACGTTTCCGAAGTACTAGCACCATTACCTTCATTTAACTGCTCAGCAACCATTAACTCAGACCGTGCTAAAAAGTTTGCTGACACAAAAACACTAATTGCAAACAACTACATACAAATAGCACGCTTACAAACACAAATGTATCAAGGTGCAGACTGGTACGGAACCTACGGTTTCCTACCAATAGTTGTTGAAGCAGACACAGAAACAAACCTTCCACGTATACGTGTAGAAAACCCTCTCGGTTCATACCCAGAATTTGATAGATACAACCGTGTCGTATCATTCACTAAAAGATACATTAAAACAATTGCTGAACTTATTGTAGAGTTCCCAGAATTTGAAAGAGAAATCCTCAACGGATACAAAATAGACGAAGTTGACCTTTATTCCGAACTTGAAATGGTTCGTTATGAAGATAAAGATATTATTCTTCTATATCTTCCTACCAGAGGTAACCTAGTTTTAACCAGCACCCCTAACCCAATGGGTCAAGTGATGGTACGTGTAGCAATGCGCCCAGGAATTGACAGCGAACCACGCGGACAATTCGATGATGTACTATGGGTACAAATTGCACGCGCACGTTTCGCACAACTTGCAATGGATGCTGCAGAAAAATCAATTAACGCACCACTTGCTGTACCAAATGATGTCCAAGAGTTCGCTTTCGGACCTGATGCAATACTTAGAACTGCTCAGCCGCAGAACATTCGCCGTGTAGGCCTAGAGGTTCCACCTGCTGCGTTCACAGAAGCAGCGTTATTGCAACAAGAAATGCGAATGGGTGCACGTTACCCTGAAGGACGTTCAGGAAACATTGACGCATCCATCATTACAGGTCAAGGTGTACAAGCATTACTTGGTGCATTTGACACACAAGTAAAAACTGGTCAACAAATCCTTTCAGACACATTTGAAGACATAATTGAACTATGTTTTAAAATGGATGAGAAACTTTTCTCAGGTCCTAAAAAAATTAATGCCTTATCAAACGGCGCAAAATACGAATTAGAATACGACCCACGTAAAGACATACGTGGAGACTATTCAATACAAGTACGTTACGGTTTAATGTCAGGACTTGACCCAAGTCGCGCATTAATCTTCTCACTACAAGCACTTGGTGCAGATTTAGTATCAAGAGACTTTGTTATGCGCGAACTACCTTGGTCAATGAACGTAACAGGTGAACAACAATCAATTGATGTTCAACGTATGCGTGATAACTTAAACAGTTCAATGTCTTCACTAGCGCAAGCAATACCACAAATGGTAGCACAAGGACAAGACCCTTCAGATATTGCAATGAAAATGGCAGAAGTAATTAAGGAACGCCAAAAAGGTACACAGATAGAGGAAGCAGTACAAAAAGTATTCGCTCCTACACCTGAACCAGTTCCAACCCCTGCCCCACAAGTTGCCTCTGGGGTTCCTCCAATGGCGCCAGTTGAGCAAGCCGTCCCTCCTGCTCCTGCTGCAGCCTCCCCAGAGGCCCCTCAACAAGGACAACCTCAACAACCCCCAGCAGGATTACAAGAACTACTTTCACAATTAGGACAATAAATGGCTAAAGAAGTTGTATCAGGTGTCGGTAGTCAATCTAAACGAACAGACCAGAATCCTTCAAAGCAAGCAATGCGCTATTATGCTGGTGGAAAATATGGTGAAGGTCAAGCAACATTAGACCAACAAAGAGGCGCACCTATGGCAGGTAAAGCAGCAAAGACTACTAAACCTAAAGTGTCAGCAAAACTTACACCTATGCCAGAAATGACATCAATACTATCACCAACTGAAAGACCAAACGAAGCACCAGAAGTTGGAATGCCATTCGGTGCAGGTCCAGGTCCTGCCGAAGTTGGATTAAACGTTGCATCAGGTCAACCTGAAAGCCCACGTAAACAAGACTTACAAAGATTAACAAACTATTTACCAATCATTGAAACTGCTGCAAACCAAGAAGGCGCACCAGCAACACTTAGCACATTTGTAAAATACTTACGGAGTTTGTAATGTCCGACCAAGTATCACAATGGGCAGTAAACTTTTCAAACTACCTTGACGCTTTCGGTTTCGATAACGCAGGTCTTGCCTGGGGACTATCACACATAGATGAACTAAGTGTAGATGACCATCAAAACATTATAAATATTTTAACAAAGGAATCAACTGAATGAGTTTAGTTTCAGACTGGGCTAATTGGGTTGACCAAAATGTTGTTGAAAAAGGAAAAGCCCTAGTTGGTGAAACCCTTGAATACGTTGCACCAGAAAACACACGTAGACGTGCAGCCCTTGAAAAAATGGGTGAGATACAACAAAAAGTTGGCGCAGGAATATCAACAGGTTTACTGTTAACCGACAAAGACAACCCAGAATTTAAAGACGGATTTCAACTATCAGACATTGCAGCCACATATCGTGGACCTGCACAACAAATTTCACCAGCACAAGCAGCATTCGGTGCATCAGACCTTGCTCCTTTAAATATACCAAGAAGATTATTTAACGTAGCAGAAACATTAGGTGCTAATGTACCTACAGGTGGACGTAAAGACTTTAACATCTATGATGAAAACCAAAGACGTAAAGCATTTGATGAAGAAATCATAGGTAAATGGGCAACAGGTGCAGGAGACTTTGGTGTTTCCTGGTTCGCTGACCCTTTTGTTGTTGGCGCAGAAGCAGGACTACTTGCTAAGGCTAAACTTGTTAGCCCTAAAGCACCACTAGGTGACATTGAAGGTATTAAAAAAGTAACATCAACTAAAGGTGCATCAGCATTTATTGATTACGCTTTAGAATCAGATGCTATAGGATTATACAAACACCCTGTTGTTAAAATGTCTAATAACCCTGAACTTGTTGCAGGTGTATTCGGTGATATTAACGAAGCAAACTATGGTGTAAAAGCCAGACCACTTGCTGAGAACGCTTTCCGTGCAATGCTTGGGGATGAAAAAGCATTAGCATTTGTTGAAAAAGAAGCAGCCTCAATCAGTGATATGATTGATAAAGCCAAATCACCTAAACTTTTAAAACACGATTTACAATATGTAGCAGACTTACGTTACAATGGTGACGTTAATGAGATGCTATTAAAAGATAAAGAACTAGGTTTAAAGTACGAAAAAATTATCGAAGACCTAAAAGTACGCAGTGCTGGTCTAAGAAGTATAATGAATCGTGTAGTTGATGCCTCACTTGAATCACCATTTATAGGTGATAGAGCAATTATGCCATCACGTTTCTCTGTTGTTGAGAAAGCACGAGCAGGAATATCTGACGCTAAAGCAAAAGCATTCCTTAATGAAACATCAAGACTTAAAACAGGTAACCTTAACAGGGTTGATGGACTAGAATGGTCCACTAAAACATTTAAAAAATCTTTACAAGACCACGCAGTTAGAGTGGTTTCTTGGTCTGGATTACAGAAACCTTCAGGTTGGTTAGAACATAAAGGTATTGCTTCTTCAGGTTCAGCCGAAGAACTAATAGCATTTATGGACCAAGTTGGACCACTTAAGAACAATAAAGGTGCTTTTCAAAAGCGAGCACTGATTAATAAATATATGTCTGCTCAAACAGAAGCAGATAGAATTGCTGTTGCCATACAAATAGAAAACTCTATGGTTAAAGCAATAAATAAAAAGTATGGTCTTAATAGAAAACTAACACCATCAGAAGTTAACTGGGCTAAAAAAGAAGGCGTGCCTTCCCCTAAAACTATGAGCGATGTTATCAAATGGAAGATAGACCAAAGAAGAGCAAACGTTCTAAATCATTACCGTGAACGTGGTTTTGCTTACAATGATGGTGAATGGATTATTACAGACCCTGTACTAAGTTCACAAATCGGTGACGCAATGCCAATGTTAAACATTAAACTTTACGAAACATTTGCTAAAGAAGATTTAAGTTTCCTACATAACGCCACATATAGTGTTAAAGATGCTATGCAAAGAGCATACTTTGCTTTCGATGCAGTGTGGAGACCAGCAGTATTGTTACGTCTTGGTTACCCACAACGTAACGTTATTGAAGGTACACTACGCTCAGCGTTATACAACAAAAACATTATGGAAGTTGGAATGGCTTTAGCCAAAGGTTCAAAGAATCTAACCAATAACCTATACCACAGCATAGTAAGTAACCGTATTGAGAAGTATAATATTGCTCAAGAGATGGGTGTTAATGCCCCTAAAGCAACGTTAAGTTCTTGGAATTCTATTGTTAAATGGCAAAAGAATGAACTTGAAATCATTAGAAACAGATACAAAAGTTTATCTAATAACTTATTAAAAGAACAAAACAAACTTCGTAGCAAAACTATTAAAGCATCTGATAAGAAAACTACTCAGGCTAAAATAGAAAGAATCAAAGAAGACCTTGATGATGTGTCTGCAAGTTTAAATCAACAAGAAAACTTGTACGCAGAAATGCTAATAAGAATTGATACTGCAACCAAAGGACGTGGTGGCAAGTATAATAAGATACGTCAAGGTCAAGAGAATATTGTTGTAGATAATCTACAATTCAGAGGCTCTAAGTCTGGTGCTATCGGTTCAATAGGAATGAAACTATCTTCCTCATTGCAACGCCAAACCAAAGAAATACGTAACCCTTTAATGCAAGGGTCACAATATAAATCTTATGGTTGGAGTATGGTAGAACCAACTGACCCTAACTATTGGGCTTCAATGTATGTTGCTGCTAGACAGTTACGTGAAGCAGAAGTTACACGAAGAATGTTACTTATCGATACTAATCGTGGACCTAGATACGTAAGAAGTGAACTTAATAAAATTAAAATGTGGTTTACATCTAACGATAGACTTGCTCAAAAAGAATTCCGTAACACTAAAGTTGAATACCCAACATTAGAAAATAAAAAATCACCATACAATGTTGACAACTATATTTCTGATAGATGGAATGAAGTACAAAGTTACTTCCCAGATGTTAGTGTAAGGTTTGATATTGCAAGTAAACCATACGAAAAGATGCCTTCAGCGTATGAACTTGAATCACGTATGGGTCAACTTGGTGACCAACTTTCCCCTGTTTATGGTGAAATAGTAGGTAAACCTTTAGACAGAAATGTTAAAGATGTGTACAATGATTTCATTAATACATCATTTAAATACTTAGGTTCAATGCCTGAAGATGCACTTGTGCGTCATCCGTTCTATGACAACGTATACCAAAGCGCTATTCAACGTGGTGGCGAATCACTGATTGCTAAACAAAAACGTACAGGTGTTGCACCAAGTAATACAGAAATAGCAGCAGTTGAAAAAGCAGCACACCGTGAAGCATTAAAAGAAACTAACCGTGTACTTTACACAGTTAAAAGGTATTCTAACTTTGCTGCAACAGTTGCATTTATGTCACCATTTATTCAAGCAGCAACAAATACTTTTCGTGTATGGGGTAAGTTAGCATTAGAAAACCCAACACCTTTTATTAGACCAACACAGTTATGGCAAGACCCATACAATAAAGAACTTATTGATAATGACCCAGAAACTGGGGAACCATTAATAACTTTTCAAGTACCAGAATCTTGGAGAAAGTATGCTGGTTTTTCTGAAATAACTTCATTCAAGTTTCCTGTAACAAGATTGAACATTCCTTTCTCAGGTGAACCTTGGTACTCTTCAGGGTTCGGTCCAATCATTCAAATACCTATATCTAACATTGTAAGAGCAGTGCCTTACTTAGATGCTAAAGTTCAAAGAACAACAGGTATTGATTTACCAATTAAAAGAGTTCTTGTTGATAAATACATTTTACCTAATGGTCCTTCAAAAGAATTTGGTTCTTGGGATTTGGCTTTGCCATCAGGTGGTAAGCGTGCAGTATCACTTGCAAGACAAGTTGACGATAAATCATTCCTTTCATCATTGCAAAAAATTACAGCAATTGAGAATCAAAAGTACAGATTAGGTTTAAGAACAACAGAACCTACACCTGAAGAATTAGTTGGCAGAAATTCCTGGCTATTTGCTTTACGCTTTGGTATCAATATGACATTTGGTGTTGTACCAGGGTACGGTCAAGAGTTTGAATTCTATTTTACTGAGTACAGAAAACTTCAAGACAAACTTGGTTTCGAACAAGCAGATGCTACATTTTATGAAAAGTATCCTGAATACTTTGAAATGGTTGTAACAAGTTTTCGTGAGAACACAACAGGTGCTGAAGCAAGTGTGGCAGCAACAGACCAGTCTGTTAGAAACCGTAATCTAATTTCTAAGATTGTTGGTGACCCTAACAAGAATCCTTTTGTTACTCAACTTATTACAAACAGTTGGGGTGTTGAATCACAGTTTGACCAATCAGCGTACGCTTTTCAATTAAAAGAAGTTCCAGGTATGACAGGTGAAGTTGCGTACCGTAATGAGATTCCTATTGAAACTGCTTTAGTTAACGCTAAAGTTAAAACTGGTTGGGCAACATATAATAGTTTTATGTCTTGGCTTGATTCTGAAGTTGAGAAGAATGGATTTGTTTCTGTTAACTCTCGTGGTGCAGGATGGCTTAAAGATGCAAAGAAACAATTCGTTGAAGACCAAAAAGATGTTAACCCTGACTGGTATAACACTTACAAAGAAGGCTTTAAGATTGATAAATATAAAGCCACTTTACGTAGCGTAGACGCAATATTAGAAGACGAAGAGTTTACTAATAGTGATTGGTTTAAAAACGAGCCAGCCTTTCAGTGGCTTGTTGAGTATATGGATTTCAGAGATTATATAAGTGGTGAACTACAAAACAGTAGGTCATCTGATATTGAATCAGCAAGTAATGCAGCATTAAGAGAAACTGTGGACAATTTTGTTGCAGATGCTAAACGCAATTCTCCTAAGTTTGCACTTTGGTATGACAGATTTCTTGAACAAGATGGATTCGGAGTTTACAAATAATGGTTCAACCCCCATTGAGTGGTAATAATTGGGAAGAGTTATACGGTCAAGGTGGTTCGCGCACCAACACTTCTGGTGGCTCAACTACTGCTAGTTCAGGTAATATTATTATTGGTGGTAAATCTTATCCTGTTGGTCAAGCATATGATTTGTATTCTAAAAGCCAAGACCAAAATACAAGAAGACAAATATTACAATACATCCAAGCATTTAACCCAGGTTATAATCCAAAGAATACTACTGCTGCTAACTCTGCTTGGAATAAAATACTTGATGGTTATTCATTAGGTGAGAATAGAAAAAAACCTTTTGATACTTGGTTTACTGAAGAAATAAATCTTAACCAAGATATGCTTGGTTTAGGTGATGGAACAACCACATTACTTCAACCATCCGTTACAACCAAAGAAGATGCTTACGATTATTTTAATGGTCTTATGCGTGACTATGTTGGTATGGATGCTGATGCTAAAGACTTTAACCAATACTATAAAGAACTTAATAAACTTGAAAAAACTAAAGTTGCTAAACAAAGAACTGTTCGTTCAGGTTCTACTACTACACAGATAGTTACTCCTGGTGTAACCAATGAAGACCGTGAAGAACTTGCTTTAAATTATGTTTCTAAATATATTGACATTAAAGGTATTGAAAATGCTGGTGGTGCAATAGGTGGTAACCTTCGTGATATTCGTAGACTTGCTGCTGATTATAACGTTTCGTTATCTGATGCTGAGGTACGTCAATATGCTCTTAATGGTTTAAGAGATAAGGCTTCTATTGAAACTGTTAGAACTAAAATTCAAAACACTGCTAAAGCAATGTATCAAAACCTTTCACCATTTATTGACCAAGGTTTAACTGTTAAAGATATTGCTTCACAGTACATTAACAGAATGGCTAATGTTTTAGAAGTTAATCCTGAAACAATTAAACTTGATAACAGGTATGTTCAAAACGCTTTAACAACTCTTCCTAACTTTACTGACTTTAACAAAATGTTACGTAATAGTCCACAATGGGAATACACAAACAATGCTCGTGAAGAGGCTGCAGGTTATGCAAATAAAATTCTTCAAGATTTTGGGTTAAGATAAATGGCAAAGGTAGATAAAAATACTGGTAGAGTAACGGTCCAAAAAGGGGACACTGCTGCATCTATTGCTAAAGCAGTTACTGCTGCAACTGGACAAAAAGTTACTACTGCACAAATTAACCAAGCAATTTCTGCTAACAAAACTTTGGCTGCTAGACAAAAAGCAGGCTCAACTGTTTTGTTTTCTGGTACAACTTTTAAAGTTCCAGGTGTTACTGCTGCTGGTGCAACTCCTGCAGGTAACGCACCTATTGCTAAAACAATTACTAACAGGGTTACTAACGCTGATGGTAGTATAACTATTTTTTATAACGATGGGACAACTGAAACTATTGGTGGTGCAACTTTACCTGACCCTGCTGCTGCTATGCGTGAAGAAGGTCGTCGTAGTGCTTTTATGATTCTTGAAAAAGAATTTAAAGACAATGGTTTAGATACTTTAATTCCTGAGATTAAAAGATTTATGACAGAAGGATATGGTGCTGAAGAAGCATCACTTATGTTACCAGATACTCAAGCATACAGAACACGTTTTGCTGGTAACGAAGGTCGTAAAACATTAGGGCTACCTGTGTACACACCAAGTCAATATATTACTGCTGAGCAAACTTATCGTGATTTGTTTAACCAATACAATCTTGGTGAACTTGCTAATCAAGAAACATATAACTCTTTAATTGGTGGGGCTGTTTCAATTGATGAGGCTAAGGCTCGTGTTGATAATGTGTTTGCTAGAATTGATAAAGCACCAGATGAATTGAAAACCCAGTTAAGCACTTACTTAAATGCTTATGGTGTTGGTGACCCAACTAAACAACGTTCACAAATTGCCCTTGCTTTGATGAAGGGACCTCAAGGTATCAACGAATTAGAAACAAGTCTTCGTAAAGCAAATATTCGTACAGGTGCAGCGTTAAGTAATATCAATGTTGCTGAGGAAAACATTAGTCAACTTGAAAAACAATTAAGCACAAGTGGTTTATCAACTGAACAGATTGGTAATCTTTCAAGAGAAGCCTACGCAAATATTGCAGAGGTTCAACCAACTATAACAAAACTTTCAGAAATTTACGGTGACCAAACACCTGGTCTTTCTAAAGAACTTGAACAAGAAGCGTTCTTTGGTTTAGCATCACAACGCCGTAAGAAACTTCAAGAAAGAGAAAAAGCCACATTCGGTGGACAAGCAGGTATTTCAACTGCTTCATTAGCGCAGCGAACAGCAGGCGCAATTTAGACCCTCAGTAGGATAGACCAGCCCCTACGAGAGTAACAAGACTGGTAGCAAGAGCCATAGTATTTTCCCCGATTTATTATGAGGCTTGCGACTAACAAAATAGAATGGGAGCGTTGCGATGAGCAACACATATCAAGAATGGGAAGATGACGATGATGACATTAATCAAAGTCAACAATCAGATAGCGATTTATTAAAGCAACTTCGTAAGGAGTTGAAAACTAAATCTAAAATGCTTTCCGAAATGGAAGGACAACTATCTTCGATTAAGACTGAACAACGTCACAACGTTATTAAATCAGTTCTTGAAAGTAAGGGCGTAAGTCCAAAGATAGCAAAATTCATTCCTCAAGATATTGAGGCTAATCCAGATACTATCGATAACTGGATTGCAGAGAATGCTGAAGTCTTTGGTTTAACAGTACAGACGCCCGATGATGTGAAGCCTGATTTGGCTACACTCAGACAAATCGATTCTGTTACTGCTAATGCCCAGTCTCCTGCTGGCTTGGATGATTTATATTTGAGATTACAGAATGCAGAATCTGCAGAAGAAATCACAAGTATGATTTTCCAACAAGGTGGAGAGATTTAGGCTCTAACTACTACCAAAGGAAATAACCGAAAATGCCTAACGCATTTAGCGCCTTATCAGGCGGCGTTGCAACAACTAACGGTGGTCTTGGTGGCGGTCAATATACAAGCGCAGACAACGTAGGAACCTTTACACCATCTAATGGTGCAGGTCTCGTTCAAAAGGCTTATGACCGTCT